GGCCGGGAGACAGAGTAGATACCACTAAGACTCGTAAGAGTCGGTGGTTTAAAGGAGCCTTTACTTACTACTTACCAGCAGCAGGTAAAGACTTCAGTTCCAGGCTTATAAGGGAAACCGCAGAAATGCGGCACCTTTATGGAGGTCTTTCGATCTCCACAGCTTGGAACCTACTCCCATTCTCCTGGGCCGCTGACTGGGTAACGAATGCAGGTGATGTTATCTCAAACATCGAAGCATTCGCCAGGGACGGCCTAGTAATGCCTTGGGGTTACATCATGGAACATAACGAAATCCATGTTGACCGCAAGGTCCGGGATGCTCGAATCGGACAACAAATGTCTGATTCCAACTACCGGTTTCCGAAGGAGGTACATACCGCCTATTCGTCTCATTATATGAGACGTCGGAAAGCTACTCCATATGGTTTTGGACTGGATATTGCCGGATTTTCGTCCCGGCAATGGTCCATCTTGTCAGCCCTAGGAATTCAGCATAGTCTACGCTAGAAATAGCATAAAGCTATGATCTGAATACGAAGGTGGACAAGAAGATGTCAATCACCATATGTGGTTGATGTCAAAGCAATACACTGGCCTGGGAAATTCCCAGGTCAGTAACTGCAAGGACAACAATGGCCCTACCCGATCCCATCCCCACCATCACTGTTGCTGCTGTGACGTATGATCTGGCTCGCGTCAGTACGTCGGACAATCAGTCCGTTTATCGTACTGCCAACAAGCTCGATCAGCTGACCATCAGCAAGAGTGAGAAGAATCGTCTCCGCTATTCGGTTCGTTTCGACCGCCGCAAGGTGGCCGCAACGCCGTTTGACGCGTCATTGAATCAGGAATACCGCTGGTCGGCTTACACCGTCCTCGATGTTCCTAACAATGGCGTGTCTGTCGCGGAAGCGCAGGCTCTCAATCAGTTGCTTGCTGCCTTCATGGTAGCAGGCACTCCTGATTACGACAGCCGTATTCTTCAGGGTGAGACCTGAGCAAGAAGAGGGAAACCGAATCTACAAAGAATGTTACACGCAGTGTAATTGCTTTCGTTGTAGCTTCCTCGATCGCCTTGTCGGCTTTCTTGGAGAACTACAACTTGAGCATGAACGCTGGGTGTATTCCATTCCCGTAGAGGAAGAATCCCTCCCTCAGCTCAGAGTCATCGTGGATCGCAACAACGGCTAAGGATGCCATTCCTCTATATCCTATCTCCCGCAAGGGAGGAAAGGAGGGGAGAGCATGAAAAGCCTTATGTTGCTCTGGCAGAGTACTGCGGCGGATGCCGCGGTACAGTGTCGCACTAGCGCCACTCTAGACTCCAAAAGAGTCGAGAGTCGTTGCAACGACGAAGGTGTGAGTTTTTTGACTCTCACCCTGCCACAAATAGGAAAAGCGTTCGAAAGATCGCTTGACCTAGGCGTGGTAACCGACGAACTTCTATCCTTGACAGGATCGAAGTCAAGATTCCCCGTATTTCTACAGGGTTTCTTTCGGCTCGTCTTTGCGCGTGAAAGCGGCCTGCTGCTGGATGATCCATCGGTGGACGCTATCCAAGCCATTCGTCAGCTAACGCTGATGTTTGGTAAGGTTCTCCTGCCGTGCAGTAATGCACGGCAGGAGAAAGCGTTTTCCGATTTCATCCAGTGTGAACAGGATGTGCGCGACTCCGATCGTAATCTTAGTTCCGCTACCCTGCGGGACTTCGAACGGATCGGATCCATGCTGTTTGGAGATGTCCTTGCCGAATTAGACCGAGAGGTCTATGCCGGCGACATAGTTCCAAAGCATGGTCCAGGTGCGACTGCTGATAAACTTAAGGGAAACCTTAAGTTCATGCAGTCGGAATGGACGGAACGT